CGGCAATCTACTGAAACGTGTTAATGCAAGCCTGTATGATGAATACGTCTTGGAACGTTACAAAGAGAATGCATCCAAGTACACTGATCACAAAGATGTTGGACAACTAATCCCAGAAACTAAAGTACCAACTGTGCTTGAATGGGAAGATGATGTTCTTTCATCTATCCATAGACTCGATCGTTTAGATCGCAGTCACCCAGCGGTAAAGTATGCACTGAACCGTAAAATCCCAGAAGATAAGTTGAAACTTCTCTACTTCGCACCGAAGTTTAAGAAGTTTGTAAACTCATTTCAACCAAAATTTGAAGAACCTATTCAGGGTGACCATCCACGTATGATCATTCCTTATTTTAACAAGCACGGTAAATGTTTTGCTATCGGTGCACGAGCATACGGTGACGAGACGCCTAAGTATTACACCATCAAAGTTGGTGAAGAAGTGGAGAAAATATATGGACTTGACAGAGTTGACTACTCAAAACGAATTTACGTTGTGGAAGGACCAATCGACAGTTTGTTTCTTCCAAATGCAATCGCTGTTTCAGGAGCAAGTTTTGATACCCCTATCATTCGTCAGTTGCTTACTAATGCAACGCTTGTAATGGACAACGAACCAAGAAATAAGGACATCGTTCGACAGCTTGGTAAATACATTGACCTTGGATATAACGTTTGTATGTATCCCGATAATATCGAGGAAAAAGATATTAACGATATGGTCAAATCAGGTAAGACGCCTGATGATATTTTAAACATCATAAATACAAATACCTTTTCTGGTATGGAAGCTAAATTGAAATTCGCTGATTGGAGAAAAATTTGAAAGTTAAATTAATTAGTTACAGCAAACCTTCTACTGAAATGTATGGAGAAGGTCTTATGGATGCTCAAGAACTTATTGCGTTCTGTGCTAGAGTGAGTAATCCTTCCAACCAATTCAATATGGACACAGCGGATAAGCTAATCCGTTATTTGATCAAACACAAACACTGGTCTCCGCTCGAAATGGTTTCTGCATGTTTAGAAATCGAAACCACTAGAGATATCGCTAGACAGATTCTTCGTCACCGTTCATTCTCATTCCAAGAGTTCAGCCAACGATATGCTGATCCAACTAAGGACTTAGACTTTGTCCTACGAGAAGCGCGACTACAAGACGAGAAGAATCGTCAAAACTCCGTTGATACAAACGATGCTGCTTTAAAAGCGTGGTGGGATGCTAAGCAAAAGTTTATCATCGACACTGTACGTCAAACATACGCTGAAGCTATTGAGAAGGGTATCGCAAAAGAACAAGCGCGTGCTATTTTACCAGAAGGTAACACAGTAAGTCGTTTGTACATGAACGGTACTCTGCGCTCTTGGATTCACTTTATTGACCTTCGTTCTGGTAACGGTACACAAAAAGAACATATGGAAGTTGCTCGCGAATGTGCAAGAGTTATTGCCGAAGCATTCCCGATGGCAACCGACTTCATCAATAATTAAAATAAAGAGGTAAATATGCAAGATGTCGTGCATGGCATTAAGGTAGACTATTCCCGAGATAGTCTCTTCGACGAGTTGGGTAAAATTAGATTAAAAGAAAGTTATATGAGGGAGGAGGAAACTTCCCCACAAGAAAGGTTTGCATATGTGTCCAGTAAGTTCGGAAGCAACCCTGAGCATGCTCAAAGGTTGTACGAATATTCCAGCAAGCATTGGCTTTCATATTCTACACCTATCCTTTCTTTCGGTCGCAGCAAGCGTGGTCTTCCTATCAGCTGCTTCCTCAATTATATCGAAGACACAGCGGAGGGGTTAGTTGATAATCTTTCTGAAACTAATTGGCTTTCTATGCTTGGTGGTGGTGTTGGTATCGGTTTTGGTATCCGTTCGGCGGACGATAAATCGACTGGAGTTATGCCGCACCTCAAAATGTACGATGCGTCTAGTCTGGCTTATCGTCAGGGACGTACTCGTCGTGGCTCTTATGCTGCTTACCTCGATATTAGTCATCCAGACATTATCAATTTTCTAGAGATGCGTAAACCAACAGGTGACCAGAATATGCGTTGCCTGAATATGCACCATGGAATTAACATTCCTGACTCGTTCATGGAAATCATCGAACGTTGTATGCTTGATCACGAAGCTGATGACTCGTGGAATCTAATTGACCCAGCGTCAAGTGAGATTCGTGAAACTGTGTCAGCTAAAGAATTATGGCAGCGCATCCTTGAGATGCGTATGCAAACGGGTGAGCCATACCTTCACTTCATTGACGAGTCTAACCGCAGACTACCTCAGTGGTTGTATGAAAAGGGTTTGCGCGTTCACCAGTCAAACCTATGTTCTGAAATCATCCTCCCAACGAACGAAGAACGCACAGCCGTTTGCTGCTTATCTTCTCTAAACCTTGAATACTATGATGAATGGAAACAAGATTCTATTTTCCTTCGTGATGTTGCAGAAATGCTTGATAATGTTCTTCAGTATTTTATTGATAATGCACCTTCCACAATCGAACGTGCAAAGTTCTCCGCTATGCGTGAACGTTCAATCGGTATCGGTGCGCTGGGTTGGCATGCCTTCTTGCAAAAGAACAGCATCCCATGGGAGTCAAGTCTTGCCGTTGGAAAAAATAAACAAATCTTCGCGCATGTAAGAGGAAAACTAGATGTCGCTAATAAAGAATTGGGATCTGAGCGTGGTGAAGCCCCTGACGCAGTTGGTACTGGGAATCGCTTTAGTCATCTTATGGCTATTGCTCCCAATGCTTCTTCTTCCATTCTCATGGGGAATACTAGTCCTAGCATTGAACCTTATCGTGCCAACGCTTATCGCCAAGACACTCTATCGGGTTCTCACCTGAACAAGAACCGTTATCTTGATGTGATTATCCGCGAAGAAGCTGCTAAACACAAAGAGGGTTGGTATGAAGAAACATGGAGTTCTATTATTGCGAATGATGGTTCGGTTCAGCACTTGGATTGGATGGACGACTGGACAAAAGATGTTTTCAAAACGTCTATGGAAATTGACCAGCGCTGGGTCGTTCAACACGCCGCAGACAGGCAAGTATATATAGACCAAGCGCAGTCATTAAACGTCTTCTTCAGACCTGACTCGCATATCAAATATATCCACGCTGTACATTTTATGGCATGGAAAGAAAAGTTGAAGACTATGTATTATTGCCGTTCAGATAAAATCGCAAAGGCAGATAAAGTTGCCAAGAAGATTGAACGTGAAGTCATTAAAGAGATCGACTTAACTGCTATGACTGGTGATGAGTCCGTTTGCTTGGCGTGCGAAGGCTAATGGAAAATCAAAGCAGTAAAGTAGAAAAGCATAGCCCATTTATTTGGTGGGCTATGCGTATCATGGAAATGATCACCTGCGTTCATATTATCGCAGGTGTCTGGAGGCACTGGTAAAATGGACGCATACGATATCTTTCATAAGATTCAGAAATACTGGATGGCATTAGTGCCTAAAAACAGTGGTGATATTATTAAAGCCAAAGAGCCTATCAAGGTTATTGTTTTGACTGATGACGGATATCGTGAAGTCCGTGGCGTTAAAATTAACGAACAACATATAGAATTAGTATTGGATAACGAATAATGGTTAAAAAGAATTATAAACTTACAGATAGCAGAACCAACTTTAAACCGTTCAACTATCCGTGGGCATATGAGGCTTGGTTGAAGCACGAACAGGCGCACTGGCTACACACTGAAGTGCCCATGGCTGAAGACGTTAAACAGTGGAAGAAGTCATTGACCGCAGAGGAAAAGACTTTCCTGACTAACATCTTCCGTTTCTTCACACAGGGTGATATTGACGTTGCTGGTGGTTATGTAAACAACTACTTACCTCATTTCCCTCAACCTGAAATCCGTATGATGTTAATGGGCTTTGCTGCACGTGAAGCGTTACACATCGCTGCATATTCTCACTTGATTGAAACATTGGGATTACCAGAGACAACTTACAACCAATTCTTGGAATACCAAGAGATGAAAGACAAGCACGACTATGTGTTGGACATCTCTAGCAAGAACGGTACAGTCGCCAGCGTTGCTGAACATATCGCTGTGTTCTCTGCTTTCACTGAAGGTATGCAGTTGTTCTCTTCATTCATTATGCTATTGAACTTCCCACGTCATGGTATGATGAAGGGTATGGGTCAGATTGTTACTTGGTCTATTGTTGATGAAACAATGCACGCTGAGAACATGATGCGCCTGTTCAAAGAGTATGTCAAAGAGAATCCAGAGATTTGGAATGATGAACTCAAAGGTAAAATCTATTCAATCGCCGAGAAGATGGTTGAACTAGAAGACAAGTTCATTGACTTGTGCTATCAAGGTGGTGACATGAGAAACCTATCTGCTGAAGATGTTAAGAAATACATCCGTTACATTGCGGATCGTCGTCTTATCTCTTTGGGTATGAAGGGTATCTTCAAAGTGAAAAAGAATCCTCTGCCATGGGTTGAGGAAATGATTAACGCACCTGTTCACGGTAACTTCTTCGAGAACCGTGTTACCGATTATGCTAAGGGTGCACTGACTGGATCATGGAGTGATGTATGGGCGTGATGGAACAATTAAACGAAAGAATCCAAAATAAAGTGGCAACTGTTGTTACTAGAGCGATTCAACCAACATTCCCGTGGGAGACTGCCATCGGTTATCTGGCTCATTGCGCCGACAATGAGATCGGTGGTCCACTAGATGTGATGTATTACAAATTACCCCTAGCTGATCAAATCGACAGTATTTCTCCTGTTAAAGAATACTTAAATGAAAATCTAGAACAAGAAGTTATTGGGGCTGATATGTACATCAGCCTAACAACTAAAAGCGATATTAAATATTCTAGTGAGAATGATGTTCTTATTTGGAATGCTATTGGTCATAGTGAACTAAAAGTATTTGATGAAGAAAGAATTCTTCAACCAGGTGATCTAATTTATATCCCTAAAAATACAGAATACAGATATAAACCAAGCACAGCTAGGGTTTATATCGTATTTGCCTTATCTAAGGAAACATATGACAACAAAACACTTTGAATGTGAAGAGTGTGGGGCACGTGGTAAGATTATCCTCAAGTCAGAAGAAAGACTAGAGGATATCGTTTACTGTCCTGTATGCTCAGCAGACATTTACGAAGAAGAAGATTTAGAAGAAGACGAATAAATAGTTTCTTTACGAACTATTTTATTCAATGTGGTTTTATAATAACGAACAAATTACTGAGCTACCAGAAGACTGTGTTGGGTTTGTGTATCTAATTACAAACCTAACCAGTAACCGCAAATATATCGGGAAGAAACTTGCCAAGTTCAGCAAGACTTCTTATAAGACCGTCACCCTAAAGAACGGCACTAAGAAGAAAAAGAAAATCAAGTCAAAGATCGACTCTGATTGGTTGGAATACTATGGTTCCAGCATAGAACTAAATAAAGATGTAGAGCTC